CACCATCAGTATTGTAAACACTGGTGCCGCCGCCATGGCCCTTATGGCGGGTATGTGAGGCGGTGTGTGAAATGTGGGAAGGAGATCAGGAGATGAAAAAGTTATTTATATCACAGCCTATGAATGGCAGGACAGATGAAGAGATTTTAAAAGAACGAAAAGAGGTTATCAAAAAAGCTGAAAGCATGATCGGGGAACCAGTAGAAGTGATTGATTCTTTTTTCGAGACTGTTCCAGAGAATGTTACGCCTCTGTGGTATCTGGCAAAATCACTGGAATTGCTGTCCACGGCAGATGTGGCATATTTTGCAGAGGGTTGGCAGGAGGCCAGAGGGTGCAAGATAGAGCATGAATGTGCGGTACAATATGGAATTGACAGAATTGAATAGGAGATTGGAAAATGAATTTTAAAGAAGCATTTGCAAAGATGAAGCAGGGGAACAAAGTAAAATTGCCATCATGGGGAGGATATTGGTATTGGGATTCAGAAAAAGAAACCATTATGATACAGTGCCGATCAGAGGATAGCGATCAGGGAGCACTTCTTGATATCCGTGATACCCAGAGAGTGGAGTACACTATGATGAATATGCAGTCCGATGACTGGATGATTGCTGATAGTAAGAATTGTCCAGTGCTTGGTGGAGAAGCAACATTCTCTTTTGGTGACGCTATTAAGTACATGAAGCGAGGATTTAGGGTTAAAAGACAGGGATGGAACGGAAAAAATCAGTATATCCAGCTTGCTGCTGGGATTTCCTATAAGTCTCCCGAAGGAGATATTGTGAATTGTGAGCATGAAGCAATTGGAAATAAGGCTATCGCTTTTGTAGGTACAAGTGGAGTTCAGATGGGCTGGCTTGCGTCACAGGCGGATATGTTGGCGGATGACTGGGTATTTGCTGATTAGTCATAGCAAGTTATAAAATTAGTCATAGACACGCAGGTGAACCCTATGGTTGATATTTATTGTAATGGCGGAGCATTTCTTGGGGTTGATATGGACTATGCCATTTTGGCAGAGGTCATGCGGGATAACATTATAAAGCCGAATGATTTTATTCCTATCCAATTTTCTGATGGAAGCAGAGGAGCTGTTAGAAAGAAAAGCATAAATGGCTTTTGCGAAAGCCAAGAAGAGTTATAAGCGTTCAGGTATAGACCTGAGCGTTATTTTTTCGCCTTTCCGGTACCGCAGGCGAAAAAGAACGGGACATCACCGGACGCGACCGGGATAACAAGCGAAGATGAATCGAAAGGAGCAACCGAACATGAAGAAAGAGGAACTGATTGCGAAAGGTCTGACAGAAGAGCAGGCTAAGGCCGTCATGGACATCTATACCGAGGAGATGAAGGGATTTATCCCGAAGTCCCGTTTCGATGAGGTTAATACGGCTAAGGCTGATCTGGAAAAGCAGGTGGCTGACCGGGATAAACAGCTTAAGGTTTTAAAGGATGAGGCCAAGGACAGCGAGGCTCTCCAGAATAAGATCACAGAGCTGGAGGACGCTAACAAGGCTACTAAGAAGGCATACGAGGATAAGATCCGTGATATGAAGCTGACCAGCGCTATTAAGGATCAGTTGACGGACTGTAAGTATCCGGAACTGGTAGTGGATAAGTTTGACCGGACGAAGCTGATCCTGGCAGAGGATGGAACCGTGTCTGGTCTGACCGACCAGCTGAAGACGGTAAAGGAGACTTATAAAGAGCTGTTTACCCCGCCGGTCTCCGGGAAGACCCCGCCTAACAACGGGAAAACCACTCCACAGGTCACAGGTGATGCGACGAGGAGGGAACAGTTGGAGAAGCTAATCAACGATCCAAATACCCGTCTGTCAGACCGGATCGCAGCAAGAAATGAATTATTTAGCCTGAATCAGGCAGAAAGCGAGGAATAACATATGGCAAATCAGAAAGGAACAGGTACAACCTGGAATTTACCTAACTACGCAGGAGATTTATTTACTGCGGATGCAGTCAATACACCGATTTTTTCCGCTATTGGCGGTATGACCGGCGGTGTGCAGACAGATAACTTTGAATTCCCGACCGATTCCCAGTACAGTCTTCCGGTGGCAGCACAGCCAGCAATTACCGAGACAGCTTCCCTGACTGCGCCTCAGGCAGAAGAGATCGTGAGAAGCCAGAATACCAATGTGACCCAGATTTTTCATGAGAAGGTGTCTATTTCCTATGTGAAGGAGAGCAACCGCGGACGGATGAGCGGTCTTAACACTGCTGGACAGCAGAACAATGTACAGTCTACCGAGAAAGACTGGCAGATTGCAAGAAAGCTGGAAAAGATTGCCCGTGATATTGAGTACACCATTATCAACGGGGTGTATGCAAAGGCAACCAGCGCGGATGTGGCAAGCAAGACCAGAGGCCTTCTGGCTCTTTGCGGGGGTGATGGCGGTACCAAAGTAGACGGAAAGAGCGCAGTTTTAACCAAGGCTCTTATGCAGCAGCTGTTTAAAGCTATGTATGATGCAGGAGCTATTTTTTCTAATGTGGTTCTGTGTGTGGGCAGTACTCAAAAGCAGATTATCACTGATATCTACTCTTATGCTCCTACTGACCGAAATGTGGGTGGAACCAATATTAAGCAGCTTGAGACCGATTTTGGAAACATCGGTATTGTCCTTGATCGTTTCATGCCCCAGACCGCTGTTCTGGCTGCAGAGCTGTCTGTAATGGCGCCAGTATTCCAGCCGGTACCGGGCAAAGGCAATTTCTTTTATGAAGAGCTTGCTAAGGCTGGAGCATCGGAAGAGGGCCAGATCTTTGGACAGTTTGGTCTGGATCACGGGCCGGCATTTATGCACGGTGCAATCACTGGACTGAAAGGATAAGGTGAATACATGAAGAAGAATTTTGATATGTCCGGGATTCAGCCGAAACTGCGTGAAATTCTGGAAGAACTGGATGGGAGAATCCCAGCCGCAGGAATGAAGCAGGGCGCAGCGGTAAAAGATGCCGCTGCCGCTCCGACTCAGGAGGAGTTTAATGCGTTGCTTAAATCTCTTCGGGATGCCGGGATTATTGCAAAATAAGGAGGCTGCCATGACATTTTCTGAGATGCTGGAGACCGTAGAAAAGAATCTGGAGCTCGCAGCAGGAGAACATAAGCTGTTGATTTCGGATGTGATCCGGATGGTGTGTGATTATTGTAATCTGAGTGAGAACTGCATCCCGGACATTCTGGAACCAGTGATCCGGAAGAAGGTGAAAGGAATCCTGGATTATGAAGAGGCCAATGGAACCGGCTACCATCCGGAAGTTGCCAGCATTAAGGAGGGTGATGGCAGCATCACATGGGTTCAGACAGACGGGAACACAAAGGAGAGCATCTATGGGCTGTCTTCAAGCGATAAGGCAGCCTTGCGCCGCCACAGGAGGTTGAGAGGTTATGATTAACCCATATGCAGTGATGTATGATGCCAGAATGACAGTGAAGCGCTGGCAGGAGGTAGAAAAGGACGGGTATACCCGGAATGAATTGGAGATTGTGGCACAGGATCGTCCTTGCCGGTACAGCTCTTCCGGGCAGGCCTCGATCGGCGCCCCAAATCCCTCTGTCCAGAACAGCCATAAATTGTTTTGTGGGCTGGAGGAGGATGTTCGGGAGGGAGACCGGATCGTGGTTACTCTGCGTACAGAAAAGACGGTAGAGCTTACCCTGGGAGAGTGCCATCCTTATACTTATCAGTGGCAGTGTGAAGTAAAGAGGGATGATAATGCATGAGCAGCAGTAATTACCGCCGGAACGAAGCCGCCATCAGGAAGTTCCGAAAGGAACTTATGGATATGGTAGATGATATCCGGGAAATTGACAAGAGGGTGCTTAACCAGGCTGTTAATGAGGGAGTTGCTTATGCTAAACGAAGGACGCCGGTAGGAGCGCACCCGAACCCGGTAGTCTTTACCATCAGGAACGGCCCTAAAGTGGGTGAGGTTGTCAGCTTTAAGGTTTCTAGCCCTGGTGTGGGAGGAAAACTCCGGGAAAGCTGGCATAAGCTGCCGACCAGACGCACTGCAGGCACCCTGGAGACGGAGATGGTCAATAACATGGAGTATGCGTCCTATTGGAATTATGGACACAGGATTGTTACGAAAAAGGACGGCCCGACAAAAGGTTTTGTAAAAGGAACTCATGTGCTTGAAAAAACACAGAATTATGTATCTAAACGCATGATTGCATTATTCAAAAAGGAAGTGGAGGCGGTGCAGAATCGACACGATCAATGAGTTATATAAGGCGGTAGCAGAAGGTCTGAAAGACGTGAAAAAATGTAAAGTATATCGCGAAGATGTACCGCAGAATTTCACGGTTCCCTGCTTCATGGTGACATTGTATGACCAGAATCCTTCCCGCGGCATCAATGGACGGCTGAAAAATACGGTGAATCTGGATGTCCTGTATTTTCCGGAGAATCGAAATCAGGCAGAGCAGCAGGAAGAATGCTGGAGCGTAGGCCAGGAGCTGGCAAGAGAATTTGCGGCCCCTGGCTTTAAAATTAAGAACAGGAACTTGAAAATCGAGGACAAGGTACTGCATTTTATGTTTGATGTAGACTATCGGGAATACCTGGAAGACTCCACGCCGCAGATGCAGTCTATCATTCAAAATACAGATGTAAAGGAGGATTAACCTATGGCAGGTACATGGGAAACTCAGGACAAGGTACTTCCTGGGGCATATATCAATATCCGGACAAATGAACCTCTGTCCATCACACCGGGGGATCGTGGTATTGCTGTGATTCTTCAGGAGATGTCCGTGGGGGAGGATGGACAGATCTATACAATTACAGCCACAGAGCAGGCGTATCCGGAGAAAGCAACGGCTGAGGATAAGAAGCTGGTTGCCGAGGCGCTTAAAAAGGCCAAAACAGTATTGGTCTATAAGTTGCCAGAAACACATGATGCAGATGCGGTCAACGCAGCACTGAAAAAGCTGAAAACGGTGCAGTTCAATACGCTGTGCTATCCTTACGATACAGAGCCAGAGGCCGCATCTTCTAATAAGACTGTGATTACAGAATGGATTAAGTCCATGAGAGAGGAGGAGGGGGTTAAGTGTCAGGCGGTGCTGGCAAACCATGAGGCAGATTCAGAGGGAATCATCAATGTGGTGCAGGGGGTTATTCTGACAGATGGTACAAGGTTAACTGCCGCAGAAACTACTGCATGGGTAGCCGGAGCAACAGCCGGGGCTGGTATTACCACTTCTAATACCGGCATGAAGTATATGGGGGCTGTGGACGTATCTCCCAGAATGACCAAAACTGAAATGGAAACAGCGGTCAAGGCAGGTAAGCTGATTTTTAAAGTGGACAGCGCTCAGAATGTTACAATTGTTTCTGACATCAACTCCCTTACAACCACGATGCCGGAAAAGGGAAAGTTTTTTACAAAAAACAGGGTTATCAGAACATTGGATAATTTGGCAAATGACATTTCTTTGATTTTTGAAAGCAATTATGTAGGGCAAGCGAATAATACCGAAGATGGAAGAGCTCTTCTTAGAGCTGGACTGGTAGATTATTTAACAGTTTTACAGAATATGGCTGCCATCCAGAATTTTGAAACAGACGATGTCACGGTGAAATCAGGAAACGATATCGACGCCGTGGTAGTAGAAGTGTGGGTACAGCCGGTAGACAGTGTAGAGAAGATTTACACTACTGTAAATTTATCGTAGGAGGTGTGAGAGATGGCAGGAAAAAACTACACCAAAATCAAAGATCTTGTGACTGGCAGTGAGGGCAGTGCTTATATCACAATCGACGGTCAGAACCGCTATTTCTTTGAACTGTCCAAGATTGAAGCAAATATCGAGTTTACAGTGATCGCCAAGAAGCTTTTGGGCCACCGGATGAAGCAGCATAAGGTAGTTGCAGCAGAAGGAAAAGGAAGCATCACCATGTACAATGTAAGCCCTGTGGCATCGGCTATTTATCAGCAGTACATCAAAGAGGGGAAGACACCCACGATCAGCATTCAGACTACCAACGAGGATCCGGCGTCTACTATTGGTCGACGAGTAATCGTGATGAGGGACTGCATTCTGGCAAAAGCACCAGTGGCGTATCTGGAAGACGGAAGTGAGGATCTGAACACCACTGATTCAGATTTTACTTTTGATGATTTGGACGATCTGGAGAGCTATACACTTCCGGAGAATATGAGATAGAAAGTGAGGAAAAAAGACTATGAGTAGCTTAAGTGCATTTTTAAATCCAGTACAGGCAGAAAACAAAGAGGTCATTGTATCAGAGCGCTTTCGGGAGAATGGAAAGACGGTTCCCTTTGTGATCCGGCCTATTACCCAGCAGGAAAATGAAACCTTGATGAAGAAGCACCGCAGTGTAGATAAAAAAAGCGGCGTTGAGCAGTTCAACCGTATCAGTTACAACCGTGAGCTGACCGCTATGGCCGTAGTAGAGCCGGATTTGAACAATGCAGAACTGCAGAAGCGGTATGGCGTCTTAGGAGCAGATAAGGTATTGTCCGCCATGCTGTATGTGGGAGAATACGGAACACTTATGGAGGCCGTGCAGGAACTGTCTGGACTCGACCAGGATATCAACGAGGATATGGATGAGGCAAAAAACTGATCGAGCAGGGCGATCCTGAGCTGTGTTATGCACACTTCGCCCTGCAAAGACTTCACATCAGGCCTGGGGTATTGGCCGGTATCTGTGGGCCTGATGATCCGGTCGGTCCTAGGGAACGTGCTTTTATTTATGCGAGCATTGATCTCAGGGTAAAAGAAGAAAAAAGGCAGGCGGCCCAGCTGTCTTAGAAAGGAGGAAGAAATGCCAACCTTAAATGCAATGTTCAGGCTGATGGACGGATACAGCAGCCAGATTAACAAGATGATAAGCCGTACAGATGCAGCGATGAATAAGATGTTGGGTGCTTCTAAGGCAGCGGATAAAACGAATGATTCCTTTCATAAGATGGGGAAAGGCGCATCCGGCGCAGCGCCGAAGGTAAAAGGCTTAGGGGATGGGCTGGATGTAGTGTCAAAAAAGGCCACCCGCGCGAACGGCAGCCTTAAGACACTGATCGGTACAGTTGCCAGTCTGGCAGCAGTGAAAAAGGGTATGGATATTGCGGACAGCTATACGAATACCAATGCCAGGCTTGGCATGATCACCTCATCCCCCGCCGAGCAGGCTGCATTGCAGAACGATATTTTTGCATCGGCTAACCGTTCCCGGGGAAGTTACACGGAAACGGCAAATGCGGTGGCAAAGATGCGTATGTTGGCCGGTGACAGCTTTGGGAGCAACCAGGAGGCTATAGGTTTCACTGAACTGCTTAACAAGTCCTTAAAGGTATCTGGTGCTGGACAGGCAGAACAGAGTGCTGCATTTTTACAGCTTACCCAGGCTATGGCGGCAGGAAAACTGCAGGGCGATGAATTCCGCTCTGTTATGGAAAATGCCCCCATGGTGGCGGATGCCATCGCCAAGTATACGGGAAAGAGCAAAGGTGAGTTGAAGGAGCTTTCCTCTCAGGGCTTAATTACCTCTGACATTATCAAAAATGCGATGTTTAATGCTGCAGATGATATCAATGGAAAATTCAACAGTATGCCTATGACGTTTGCAGATGTCTGGAACCAGATTAAAAATACCGGGATGCAGGCGTTTGGGGGAGTGTTTGAAAAGGCGAATGCCATGCTCAATTCGGATATGGGGCAGGCAGCAGTGGAAAACCTGACAGGCCTGGTATTTATGGCAGCAGGCGCATTTAGCTCTCTGCTGGATGCCATTGGATGGGTAGGTGACCGTTTAGATATTTTCGGCCCGATTATACTCGGAATTGCGGGAGCATGGTTAGTGTATAATGCTACAGCTGGGATCGGATGGCTTACTACAATGAAAAATGCAGCAGCTATGGGATTGAAGGCAACGGCGGATTGGGCAGAGTATGCAGCGATTTTTATGCTCATATGGGCTCAGGAAGGTTTTAATGCCGCACTTGCTGCCTGCCCTATTACATGGATTATAGGGGCAGTGATCTTACTTGTCGCTGCTTTTTATGCTGGGGTGGCTGGGGTCAATCATTTTGCGGGGACTTCGATCAGTGCTACCGGCTTGATTGGGGGAGCATTCTTTGCCTTGTTTGCGTTCGTTTATAACCATTTTGTTTATCCGATAATAGCAGTTTTTTCTATGTTGGCAAACTTCATTGGAAATACTTGTTTTAACGATGCGACAGCAGCGGTTAAAGTGTTATTTCTGGATATGGCGAATGCCTGTATCGGTTATGTGCTTAATATGGCACGGTCGATTGAAAATATTGTCAATAAAATACCTGGGGTTACGGTAGATATTACTTCAGGACTGGAAGGATTGCAGACAGGACTTGAAACTAAGATCACTGCAATTAAGGATGAAAGTGGCTGGAAAGAGTATGTGAAACAACCAGAACTGCTGGATTACTCAGAAATGGCGTCGAAGGGGTACAACGCAGGAAAAAATCTGGCAGACAAAGCCTCTAACCTGTTTTCTGGTTTTAATCCCAGTCTGGACGGAGCAGGCGGATCAGGAATTGATTTCTCTTCGTTTGCCACTGCCGGAAACCCTGCCACTGTAAAGGGTACAGGGAAAGGCGGAGCAGTAAAGGTAGAAACAGAAAAAGAGGATATTGAGTGGATGCGTAAGCTTGCGGAGCGGGATTATGTGGCCCGGATCGCCCAGAATACCCTTGCGCCCAATATCCGTGTGGAGTTTTCTGGCCCGATCACCAAGGAAGCAGATACAGACGGTCTTGTAGGCCATGTAGTGGATCGCCTCAAGGAAGTAATTGCCACTGCGCCAGAGGGGGTGCCTGAATAATGTCATATTCTGTCTATTTTAAATATGGGGGTAAGAAATACAAGCTACCAGTCAATCCCGAGGAGATCAAGCGGAGCAGGGAGTTAAATATAGAGAATTATCAGGTACTTGGGACAGGGCAGGTTTCTGTCCCTTCTTACTACAGTCTGGAGGAGTTCAGCTTTGAAGCGGAATTCCCCAGCCAGGACTACCACTACATGAATTCTGGTTCCAGAGCGGACGCAGATTATTACGAAAAGATGTTCCGGAAGGCTCAGAAGAACATGAAGCCGGTCCGCTTTATTGCCTCCAATGACATTACAGATGATATCAGTGTAATGGTATTGGTTAAGAGCGTGGAGGCAGTAGAAAAGGCCGGTGAGGAGGGGGATAAGTACCTGAGTATTAAGCTGCAGGAATACAAGGCCCCAGGCAAACGGTATGTTGCAGTACAGACGGTTGCAGCTACTGTTAAGCAAGAGGATACAGCAGCGGTAGCAGAAACCAATCCGGCGGTGACGGAGAATAAGACCCATACGGTCCAGTCTGGGGACACTCTTTGGGGGATCGCAAAGAAGTATTACGGGAACGGCAGCCAATATACAAAGATTGCATCAGCCAACCCCGATATTAAGAATCCTAACCTGATTTATCCAGGACAGGTTCTTTCCATTCCGGTGTAGGAGGTGACAGCGTGGAGGTACTGGTAGAAAGCCAGGGATATATTTATGATATTTCAGAAATGTGCAAGGAAATTTCATGGACAGAAGCCTTGAATGAAGGAGCCAGCTGTATGGATATCTCTTATATCAGTGACGGCCTGATACTCCAGAATGGGGATGCGATCCGCTTGACAGACAATGATCAGACGGATGGCATCTTTTTTGGCGCTGCATATAAAGTGTCAGGAGACAGCGGAGACGGAGGAACCGGCCAGATAGTAACCATCAAAGCATATGACCAGCTCCGGAGAGCAAAGAATAAGGATATCATTGTGCTGGAAAATGGGACGCTTAAAAATCTGGTAGAAAATATGTGCACATTTCAGACCATGACGCCGGGAACTGTTGAGGATCCCGGCTTTATCATTCCAACCATTGCTGATTATGAAAAGTCCTGGCTGGATCACATTGTGCAGGCTGTTTCGGATACTCTGATTGGTACCCAGGAGCATTATTGCCTGCGTGATGAGTACGGGAAAGTGTGCCTGTGGAATATGCGGAACCTGCAGCTTCCTTTGGTCCTGGGGGACAACAGTCTGTGTACGGGCTACAGTTGGGAGAAGTCTATTGATGATGATTATTACAATCAGATCAAGGTTGTATGGAAAAATGAGGATACAGGTCAGATCGATGTGGGGGCCGCCCATGACCAGGAGGCCGTGAACCGGTATGGCCTTTTGCAGTACCTGGAATCCTCTCCTTCAGGCGTGGATAATGCAGCCAAGGCACAGGAGAGAGCCAATAACCTTCTGAAGCTGTATAACCATGAGAAGGAAACCTTAAAGCTGGAGTGCCTGGGAGATCTTCGGGTACGGGCTGGGAATAGTGTGTATGGCAGCATTGCCGATATTGCATTAAATCGGAGGCTGATTGTAAAGAAGGTAACGCACGATTTTCTGCCCGTGCACACAATGACCATGGAGGTGATGGCAGGTGAATGACCGTGGAAGTGTTCAGGAGCTATTCAATCTGATAAAAACGGTGGTTGATAACTACATGAAAAGCCGTAAGCCAGCCGCTGTGCTTGTAGGAACCTATACAGGAAATGGCGTTATGATCGAGAAACTTCCGATACCCATGAGTATGATTACAGGAAATGCAAAGAGCCAGCTGGTTTCGGGAGATAAAGTACGGCTTCTTCGTAATGATCGAGGCCATGAATATTACATTCTGGAGATTATCGGAAAGCCATATCAGACAGCAGGAGGTACATAATGGCAGAACTTACAACGGATCTGATTGTTCAGGAACAGACCTATAAGGCCCGTACCTACGGATTATCGGAAACTAAGATAGAGGGTTTCGTGGATGAACTGGCGGCGTTAAAACAGGCCATTTATAAAATCCTGTCTACGGAGCAGTATGAATATCCTATTTATAGTTTTAAATATGGCATAGCCTGGAAAGAGCTGATCGGGGAGGAACGGGCTTATGTGAGAGCGGAGATGCGTCGCATGATCGAGGAAGCCCTTTTGCAGGATGACCGGATCCGGGAGGTGGACGGGTTCCGGTTTGAGTTTTCTGGAGACAGCTGCCATTGTTCCTTTCAAGTATCCAGCATTTACGGTGAAATACAGATAGAGAAAGAGGTGGCTGTATGAAAATGACCTATGAGGAACTGCTGCAGGCAATGCTTGACAGGGTGCCAAGTGATGTAGATAAACGGGAAGGCAGTGTTATTTATGATGCATTAGCTCCCTGTGCTTATTTTCTGGCCCAGCAGGATTTTCAGCTGGACAACTTCATAGATCTGGTCTTTCCAGATACAGCCCTTGGTGAGTATCTGGACCGGGCGGCAGAGGCCTACAATGTTTCCAGAAAGCCAGCCACAAAAGCAATGCGTATGATGACTACTTCCGGACGGGTGGAGATTGGCACTCGTTGGGGAATCAATAATCTTGTCTATCGTGTGAAGGAAGAAGAATCAGAAACAGAATACAGGGTGGAGTGTGAAACACCTGGTGTGATCGGTAATCAGTACAGTGGAGCAATGCAGCCTATTTCCAATATAACGGGGATTACTGCAGAGCTGGGGGACATTATTACTCCAGGCGCAGATGAAGAGACAGATGAAGCCTTGCGTGAGCGCCTGTATACCAAAATCAGACTTCCGGCCACTTCAGGAAATGTTTACCATTACCAACAGTGGGCTTTGGAGGTTTCTGGAACCGGCGCAGCAAAAGTTTTCCCATTGGCAGACGGTCCTGGTACGGTTACTGTGCTTGTGGTAGACAGTGATAAAAAGATATCATCTTCCCTGCCGGAGACCGTGGCAGCATACATTGAAACGATGCGCCCGATCGGTGCTTCGGTAACAGTTAAGAGTCCTGAGGCTGTTACGATCAATGTGAAAGCAAAGATCATGAGGGACGGAAGCAAGACTCTGGAGGATATTCAGGCAGCGTATAAATTGGCAGTGGATTCATTTCTGAGGGAAACCGTATTTGCTACATATAGGATCAGTCATGCAAAGCTTGGAAGCCTGCTGCTGGATATTCCGGGAGTAGAGGATTTTGAGGGATTTCTTTTAAATGGCGGGACAGGAAACGTGACAGTCGGGGAAAAACAGATTCCTGTGACTGGAACCATTGAGCTGACGGAGGTGAGCCGGATTGGAACTGATTAAACTGCTTCCGGATTATTATGAAAAGAATGTGACCATGCAGACATTACAGGGACTGCTTTCCGAGGTAACGGATGATCTGGAGCAGGGGCTGAGCAGTACAATATCGGAATGCTTTGCATCTACAGCGTCAAAGCTGTTGGAAAGGTATGAGCAGCTTTTAGGGCTCGAGGTAGACGTATCGAAACCAGATGATTTCCGTCAGGAGCGGATCCGCGCCAAGATATCCGGCGTTGGAACTACCACAAAAGAGATGGTAAAGAATGTAGCCAGCAGTTATTCTAACGGTGAGGTGGAAGTGATCGAAGATACATCCCATTACCGTTTTGTGATCCGTTTTGTAGGTATGCTGGGGATTCCGGGGAATATGGCAGATCTGAAGCTTACCATTGAGGAAATTAAGCCTGCCCATCTGGTGGTGGAATACGAATACATCTATAATACCTGGGAAAATGTGGAGGTGCTGACCTGGGAGCAGGCCGTAGCATATACCTGGGAAGAGATAAGGACGGTGAATTTATGAATACAACAGAAACCTATGGCCTTAAAAAGCCAGAAAAGAATGAATACATTTCGGTTGATGTCATCAATGAAAATATGGACATGATCGACAAGACCATGAAAGAGCAGGATGATAAGAAGGTTGATTCTTCTGGCGGTGATACGGCAGAAACGTTGATTTCGGCGTTTGAAGCATCTTCTGAGAACTTTCCGGTGCCGGCCGTCAAGGAAAAGGCAAAGACCAGATGGGGGAAGGTTAAAAAGTTCGGGGATGATTTTAGAGCATGGATGACCGGCGTCTGCTTGCTGGGGCATATTGTCAATAACTGTGTCACAAACAACCCTAACCTGCCGCTTTCGGCGGCTCAGGGCAAGGTACTGATGGACCTTTATACTGTGCTCAATACCAACACGTCAAAAGTCGGACATATTCATGACGAGCGATATTACACAGAAACTGAAGTAAATAATAGGTTGAATGAATATCTACTTTTTAAAACATATAAATTGAATGTCAATATCAATGGCGTTGTAGCTATCGGATCTATGGATATAAATATATCCGGATATACCCCAATTGGGGTTACTGGCTGGGAAAATGGCAGTAATACTGCTACTTTTTTACAGCGTTGTGAAATTGAAGGAAATACATTATGGTATACTGTTCGTTCTCTTTTAAACACGCATCTATCGGCTAACGTATATATAGATGCAACGGTACTCTATCGGCGATTATAAGCGGCCCCAAGGAGTCCACCCAGACTGATATGTAAAGGATCTCTGATATGTAGCACCTGTGGTAATTGCCACCTGAGCTCCCTTAAGATTTCCATTGTTATTATCGTGGACCCCTAATACACAAGCCCAGTAACCTATCTCCGAAATTGTAACCTGCGATCTCGAAACATATATTTCTATATCATATCCTGATAAATTGAGGTATTTAGGCGGATCATCGAGATATTTACTGGGTAGATATTTTAATATACTTAGTAAAGTTTCACCGGTTGTCAGAGCAGTAAAGCGCCTGTCAATTTCGGATTCTGTGTAATACCGTTCATCGTGAGTGTGTCCGATTTTCGATGAGTTGGTATTATGCCCTACAGCCTCTAATCCCCCTCTGTATAACTATTCCGTACAATTCCCTACTGGGCGCAACCCAGCAAGAGGCGCACAGCAAATAAGCCTCCCTTCTGGCAGGCTAAAAAAATCAATCAGAATCTATCACCTATGATGCTGCATACATATCATATTCGTATTTCAGCCGACCTTGACTGTTTTTAGCATAAATCCGGGTCGTCTCTGTGCTGGCATGACCCATGATATCGCACAGAGTAGGGAGCGGCATCCCCTTATTAAGAGCTCTCGTCGCAAAAGTATGGCGAAGTAAATGCGGAAATACCCGCTTGGTAATCCCCGCTCGCTGTGCTATGGCCCGGATTACATTCTCCAGAGCGTTCTTTTTTAATCCCTGATGCGGAGATCGCAGGGAGAGGATCACGGATCCAGACCGGCGCCCATCCAAATACCGCTCCAAATATTCCAGCGCCCTATCCGAAAAGAATACAATCCTCTCCTTCTGGCCTTTTCCCAGTACCTTCACAGATCCGCTTTCCAGATCAATCTCTTCCACCCGCATTCCGACCACCTCAGACACACGGCAGCCGGTAGCGAGAAATAGTTCCAGTACCAGATTATCCCGGATATTTTCTCCGCAGGCTATCCGCATCTTCTCCACCTCGCGGCTGTTCAGCGCCTCCCGCACCTCAGCTACATACTTAATCGGGTCTATAGTAGCCATAGGATTACGGCTTATATAGCCCCGGTCATGCAAGAACGTGAAGAAGCTGCTACAGATCAGGCGCTTATGATCCTTGGTACTGCCGCTGATCTGCCGGGCCTCTGCATAGGCATTAAGACAGGATACAATATCATCCCCTGTAATCTCCTGCACAGACTTACCGACATAAACCAACAGCTCTCTTAAAAATGTCCCATACTGCCGAATGGTACTCTTGGAATAGCCACCGAAGATCATGCGGGACATAAAAATATCATATTCCGGCCAGCTTACCACCTCTGTGCTCAGTCCCGTTTCCCTCTTACTAACATCATAATCCCGCAACACTGCCGATAATGCTCCATCAATCACCTGCAGAACAGGCCGTTCCAGCTCACGGGCCAGTCTTGCCATCAGATCATCTTTTAATTTGATCTCATCCATACACGCATCCTCCTTATATTGATACCTTAATTCTAAGGCAGAGGGATGCATATATGGTAGACTGCTTTAATGTGCGCAATACCAAGCTCACAAGTTTAAATTCAGTCAGCAAAGATTTGAATGAAGTACATGATCCTGATACCCCACTATGGTTAAATGGATATAATTTTAAGAATGCACCTTGGACTTTAGCAAGTGTTGTGGAGTACATACCATATTCAGAGTCTTATGGCCTACAGCGAATAACTGCCGTGCAATCTACTCAGGATAGATACTATACAGCCTGGAGAGTTTTGGATTCTGGAATGTGGTCTAAGTGGGTAACATCAAATGAGGCAAGCCAACGTCCGACTATAGTTTAGCGATTAGCTTTTCCGTTTTTGTTTTATCTGCATTGGTACGGATTAACCACACTTCACCGTTTAATAATTTTAATTCAGTGTTTATCTGATTGTTGTAATCTCCAATCATTGTTCCGTAATTATCTGACGGCGATGCATTCCGCCAGATAACTGCTCTGCCTGTATTTCCGGCATTCTGTGGGATGTTTAGCCCATAGACCTCTTTATTGTAAAAGAGCTTGGTATTGAGCACAGTATAAAGGTCCATCAAGGCCTTACCCTGAGCCGCCGAAAGCGGCAGGTTAGGGTTGTTTGTGACACAGTTATTGACAATATGCCCCAACAGGCATACGCCAGTCATCCATGCCTTAAAATCTTCGCAAAACTTCTTTACTTTTCCCCATCTGGTCTTTGCCTTTTCCTTGACGGCCGGCACCGGAAAGTTCTCAGAAGATGCTTCAAACGCCGAAATCACCGTTTCTGCTGTGTCGCCGCCTGCGGAATCAACCTTATCTGCCTTCAAAGTCTTAACCCATCGGTATAAATTTCCCAGAATGTTTTTCATACTTCCCTTGCTACCAATATCTGGATACTTTTCTTCCTCCGAATTTGGTTCTTCTACTGATGCCACTGTATCAGATGCATCACCACCAGAAGAATCCATTTTCTTCTCTTCCATTTTTTTCTCCAGATCAAGCACGTCCTGTACAGTAGCTACACCTGCTGTATTGATTGAAATAGACAGCTGATCCGCCTGAGCTATGCTGATCTGAACATTATAAATAAAAGACGAAGGGGCAACTCCATTGAAAGCGGGCATCTGATCCGGAGTGGTCGCTTGGCAGACTGCAAACAATATCTCCGTTTCCCCATCTGACGCATAGATACCCACATTTTGTATCAGATATTCCTGCGTGATCTCACTATTATCAAACATCGTTCGGATACTAATCAGTGTATCATTTGCGATTTGCACATTAGATGGAATCACCGTCTGTTTCACATCCTGAAGTTCTGTCAGTTTTTTTAAGTTTGTACCTTCGGAATATGCATACGATGATGTTCCTGCATGGGAAAACTGTATCGTAACCTCACCAGACACCGCTCTGGCTGCCAATGCTTCTCCCGCTTCTGTAATGACTGCTTTTTTATATACTCCCATAATAGCCTCCTATATTGTCTGCATAAATGCACTGGACATGACACCGCCAATATATAGTCCTGCGGAACTATAATTATTAACCTGCTGATTTGCATGTATCTCTATATGCGCCGGTATAACATCCCAGAGCAGGTTATACAGCAGATCAACCGCCCCATATCTCGAAGATGTAACCGAAATCTCCAGCTTACAGGCCACGGCATCTACACTGAGGGTAAAATCTTCTCCAAACAATTCCTTTAACTGATCCATCAAAAAGTCGATAGAAAACGGGACGATCGTGTTGTATTTCTGTAATAATCTCTGCCTGCGATATTCAATTGTTTCACCTGGAGATGCAAATATATCAAACAGTGCCTCTTTCTGTGCCAATGTAGACTCATCTGCTGTTTGGATATAAAAATTTTTTCGGATCTGCTCTATATTGGCCTCCAACTCTGCAAGCACAGCCTGATCCGTTTTCATAAGCTCCTTAAATTCCAGGATCTCACGGAAATATTCCGGAAGTGTCTGCATTAAATCAATTTTCATGAACCGTCACCTCCCCAAGAGAAGGAATCTGCTGCAATTGCGCGGTCTCTGTCAATGTCAGATCTCCTGAAGATCCATTGATTAAAACATCCGTAACATTGACAATATCCGGGATTTCCAAGATAGATGCCACGATCCTGGATGCATACACGGCTACCACATATTCGATTTTCTGCCCTTTGATCGCATTCCCCCAGGTCCTGCACACAGATAATAAATACGCCTGTATTTTCTGCTCAATCTGTTCCTGGTAGGCTTCTGCTCCAATCCTTACCGTAGCCGCCAGCTGAATTGATACGGATATGTTAAGGGTCAGATTCGTCGCTGTTGTGATCGTCACTGCTGCTCCAATGGGCGCCATGCCGTAACCATTTCCTGAAGGTTCAGATCCGCCCTGCTCCGGAGGACAGATTGCTTTTTGCACCTGTGCAACAAGTCCGCTCTCTGCCGGTGTTAATTCACTGTCCAGAATGCTGCACAGCACCGTTCCCCCGCCCTTCCATGCAGGATATACCTGCACAGCTCCTACTCCTTCAATGGCAAGGATTGTGTTTCTGTAAGCAGCTATATTTCCGCCAAAGGAAGCCACATCGAAACTCTCGAAAAACCGTGCCCGCAGGGAATCATCGTTTTCCTCATCTGACCCCGGAGTTTTAATTTCCCCAAGCTCTGCACTTGTAAGGCCGGAAACCGCCGTAATGGGAAGCATATTGCCGGTATAAGAATTTCCTATGGTTCCCGGCACTGAACAGGTCATTTCATACACATACCGGTCTTTTTCGCTGCTTATCAGTCCACCGCTCCTAAATATGACAGATGCTGCCCCGTTGATGGTCTTAAACAGGGATCCTTCGGGAATCTCCACGTTGAATGTCCCCTGCCGTACCGCCGGAGTAGGCGCTTTCCGGACTATGTTGCGTTCCGCACAGACATAATCCAGATACTCCCCTACTGCAGTACCTGCATAAGCATTTTCCTGTACCTGTGACAACAGCATATACAAGCCTTCCAGATACCAGGCAACCGGTCCAAGCGCAGTCTGGATGATACTTCCCTGACGCCTGTCGATCTTATCAGATACCCGTCCTAACAACTGCGTCTGTATTGCCTTTTGGGTATATCCTTTAAAATCAATCACATTTCCACCTCCTCTGAAAAAGTCCCGTATACAGTTACAACGTCAAATGATACTGTCAGAATTCCACTGTTCTGTTCCAAGCATTTAAAATTCTCCACTGATAAAATCCTGTTATCCAAAGAAAAAGCCTCCTCGATCCTGCGGGGAAGCTCACTTACAATATAATCATATTCTTCTCCGACCAAATCCTCCAGTTCAGTCCCAAAATTGCTGTCATAGATCTGCCAGCGGAAGCGCTCATTCTGTAGAATAATTTCTACCGCCTGCCTCATAGCTCCCAGTCCCTCGTCCATCCCGGAAATCTGTCTGGAAGACCAGTCGATCAGGAATGTGTTTGTAGGCTGCTCTATATGCTTTAAGGATGCATCCAGACCTACGCCATCGGGTAATGTTGCCATACTTCCTCCTTACTGTGCCTTGGAAAGGACAATGTAACGGTTCCCACGGGAAACCCGCAGCATAACAACCTTGTCCCCTACAGCCAGCCCTTTATTGACTGCAACGGCCCCTCCACCGCCTCCCTGCACCTGAACGGTCTTCGGGATTACGGATTCTGTAAGGATCAGTCCGGCCTCCGGCTTGGGCTGGGAGGTTCCGTCTACCAGAATGGAAAGAGGCGATACCGTAGCCACAGTTCCGAACGCAACCTCCGTAGGCTTCATTGCTTTCTGATTTTCCTGCATGATTTCCTGCATTACACCTAATAGATTAGACAATATTTATTCCTCCCAACTGTCCAAAGTCTTTCACTTCAATACTCATGGTATGATCGTGTTCATCCCCCTCAAAGGTATGTGTTACCTTTTCTGCTATCATAAGCCGTGAAACAGCAAGGCCATCCACAGCCCCGATCCTCACCGGAATAATCATCCCGGCCCGAAGACCCGGAATACCAATCGAATCCAGCGATAATGTTTGCAGCACCCGGTTGTAATATTGCAGATACTGCCTACACATCTCATCGATCTGGGCTTCGTTCAGATTTTCGTCTACCTCATCATAATACTGGAGCAGACCCCATTTCTTAATGGTATCGCTGTCCTCATGTATATAGGCATCCGTCCGGCCGCTGTTCTTATTTTTACGCACCAGCTTCACGCGGTTATATGTATTGCTGTCAATATCCCGCTTATAGGTATAATCTGTTACCAGGCTTTTATCTCCCAAAAGCGTAGTAATGAACATATTCTTTGCTTCCGTCAGACACAGCTCTCCGCAATTATCATAGAAATTATAGATCTTTCCGGTCTGCACAATCGTTTGGGCCAGGGCGTCAAATATAATATCCAGACATCCCTCATTTTCCTTGTCCAGATACGGGAACGCATAACCCGCATCCTCCATGGCCCCCACTTTCAGGCCAAAATCCGCTGCGATCTGCCCGATGATCTGGGGCAGGGTCATATTCTGGAACAGATAACTGGCATTCGCTTTCAGGTATCTCAGCTGATCTCTGGCCGTATATAACACCTCTCCGTCCTTATTACGTTCTGCGGTAAAAATATACCCTTTAAACATCTTTACCCCTTCCACGGAAAACTCTACGGAGCTCCCTTCCGGAATAGCGACCCCGCTGTCTTCCAGACAGGTAAAGGTGAGGGAGCCCGGTGTATCAAACCGCTCTGTTATAAGTTCAATTTCCCGGGCTGTGGTCGCGTAATCTGTAATTACTGTCTGTGTGGCCCCACCTGGAGCCGGTCCCGTTGTCTGGACCTGTAATGTTATACTGCTCATACGAATCACCCTGTTATCTGAAGCTGGCTTTCCTGTACCCATCCATAAGAGCCAACATGAACCGGATAAGGATTTCCGGAGACAATCCGTGTCACGGTAGTGCTTATATTATTCGCTGTACCATGAGGCTTTCCGCCGTAGCTGTCATAACAGTATTCCCCATTTACCACTACAGACGCCCCTACCCGCAGCACCGGCGTTTCCACTGCCCTCTGCTGCTCTGTGGATGCATCGCTTTGAACCGGTTCTCCTCCGGACGCCGGAGGCGGGGTTGTAACGATGCTGACGGTTTGCGGAGCGTAATCCCTGTACTCCTGCAGCTCCAGCGAATAGTACATATCTCCCGGCTCTCCACCCTTATCGGTAGTCTCGAATTGACTGATAATACAGCGCATATTTGTATCGTACAGATCCGAGCGGCTGATAATAAGCCGCCCCTTCTGTTTGCCCTTCATTGCCTTACTGATCTGCTTCTCATACCACTGCGGGCTTTTTGCGCCCTTATTGATATAAGGATCTGCACTATTCTCGCCAGGGAAAAAGCCTTTCCAGGAAACTTCTCTTAAGCCTGGCCGCTTCTGCACAACAACCTCTCCCACGCCGATGATATCCTGTTTCTTGTTATTGCTTGGATATTTAATTTCAATCTCCTCCGGATTGACCGGTATCCGGATCTTTGTACTTCCAAATTTCAGATAGATGGAAGTTGTATTTTTAAGCTGTCCCATCCCATCCTCCTATCCGTGCGATACTGCTGTTCCGGCAGCAGCCTGTTCGATCAGGATCGCTTTCAATTTATCCGCAATATCACTGGCAGTCAGATTCTTGGCAGCGCTTTCCGGAATGGACACATGGATCTGCGGCGCCATAGTCTGAAGCTCTATGTTATTCATATAGCGGCGTTCTGCCAAATCCCTGTAGATCTTGATATCTTCATCGGAAAGCTTTACATCATCTTCGATCTTGCCGACTTTCCCAACCTTGCCAATGTCTCCAAGGTTGTCCACAGTTGGGATAGATGATGCGTCAAAACCATTCAGGCCTCCCAGATTATCCGTCAATGACTCCAGGCTGAGATCCATGTTGTCCAGCTTAGCCCCCAGACTTGCACCAACATCCCCCCATTGTTGCGACGTCGCAACCACATCGAGTTCTGACATACGTTTGATCTGGACTGCATTTTCTCCGAATGTATCATCAACCCAGCCGGACATCTTGCCGCGGAATCCGGATACAACACTGGCCATATCCGTTCCCAAAAGTGCATCAATGGCTCCGGCTGTTGTTTCGACAATTCCCAAAATTGTATCAAATACATCAAAAAATAACCGGGCGGTCGCTCCCAGAGGATCGTTCCAAACATTCGCAAAGAACTCCGCAAATGCAGCAATCACATTCCAGAGAGATGCAAAGACATTGTAGCCGACTGCATACAGCAATCCTAAAATTTGTCCAACAAAGCTCCCGACTTCCTGCATTCCGAATCCAAATTGTTGGGCGGCAATCAGGGCTGCTGAAAAAACAGCTATCAGCAGTAATATCTGCCAGTTTGCTGCCGCCCAGGCTGCAGCTGATGCCAATGCACTTCCTACATTGGCCATGCCTGCTAAAATCGCTTGTCCATTCAATATGACAAGCGCCACCCCTATTGCCGCCAATATAGGTAAAATAAAATCCAGATTATTGGATACCCACAAAGCGCCCTGACCAATCGCAGATAACGTCCCAACTCCTATCTGTGCAAGAACTGTGAACAAGGTAATTGCCTGCATAATAGCCTGCTGACCTTCGTCTGAATTCAAGAATTCACTCCATCCAGAAAAGCTATCCTGCAAGTTTTTTTGAATTGCGTTTTTTCCCATGGTAAAAGCTTCTGCCAGTGTCATAGGCATCTCTTGAAATTGTGCATCTATCTCATCCGTCGCTTTCAGCATAGCATTTTTTACTACTTCTGCCGTAATCTGTCCCTCTGATGCCATATCCCGGATTTTACCTATGTCCTCTCCCAGGTAATCCGCAATCGTTTGGATGATATTGGGCGCTGCCTCAAAGATTGCATTCAATTCCTCACCGCGGAGCACACCAGCACCCATTGCCTGGGTCAGCTGCAGGGATGCTGAGGAAATCTCCTGCTGCGATGCACCTGCAATCTTAAACTGCTTATTTAAGTTTTCCGCAAACTGGACAATCTCTACACTGGAGGAAAATGCCTTACCGGCACGCTGTCCCAGGCCAGCTACCACCTGTGCCGTAGCATCATATGCAGACCGGGTACGCTGCGCCGACACATAGATCATATCCTGCAATTCGGCTGTGGACTGAAGCCCATCATTCATTAAATTCAGGCGGGCTGTAATCTGTGTCTGCTGATCAGCAACCCCTAAGAAGGATCTTACCAAACTTACCGCACCAGTTGCTACTGCGATCTGGCGGAATGTCCGAAGAAGATCACCTGCTGCTCTGCCTGTCCGTTTGGTTTCTTCTGTATGATTCCGCTGATTTACATCAATCTGCTGGATCGTCTGTTTGATCTCATTCATTCCCTGTACAGAAATATACTGGAGTGCATCGGACATCTGATTGATACTCTGTGTTACTCCATCAATGGACTGTCTGGTTTTCTCCGATTCACGGGCAGACTGTGAGGCCAGATCTGTTATGCCATTGTTGACAGAAATCAGGCTTGAAAGAGCCTGCTCCCCCAGATTGATGAATGTATGGAAAGAGGAAGAAAACTGATCTGTCAATGTAAGTGTTTCATTTATTTTCCCCATCAATTTTACCCCCTTGTCTTTTTCTTGATCTCTTTATGTTCTTTCTCCAGAAGAGCCGCCATAAGAAGCCGTTCCTGTATTCTCAGATTCATAACTTCACTTGGGAAAATACCATGATCACACAGCATTCTTTGCATAAGCTGTACCGTCATGGTATTTTCCGCTACTAGTTTTTTGCTTCTTCATCCAGTTCACTCAGTTCTTCATCATCGGTCACTAAATCATTGATCTTCTTGATCTCCCTGACTAATCGGTTGTACTCCCCAACAGTCAACATACGCCCTGGTACATCCAGCGGATCCACTACTTTGTAATGTGCGCATAATTCGGAATCCTTAAAATTAGGGCTTACAACACAGGCTCCTACTAACAGCTTTCCGTACTTATCATCATCAAGTTCCCGGATCAGCTGGCCATTCATCTTGCTCTTTCGAGTAGCCTGCTTAATCAGACGGTTATTCGTCTCCTGATCAATTACACGAATCACAAACGGTACTGGCTTGCCATCCTCCCCTACTGCTCTTTTTGTAATTACTACCTCTTTCGTTTCCTCCATAACCGGCGGAAGCAGGAATGCTTTAATATCTCCCATAATAATTTCAACCTCCTAACTGTTCCGGGTCTTTAAACCAATTCAGAACCTCGATATTTGTGTAAGAAAATCCTACTTCCATCTCCAGAAAATCAGCGTCTGCATCCAGAGATGAAATGGGGAGTTTCTGAAGTTTTACATTGTAAAATACCACTGTCTGCGTCCCTACCGTGGAAGATGGATCATCATTTGTGATCTGGATCGTAAAATATGGTAACTTCCCTGTCTTCAAATAATCCTGAAGCATTCGCAGGAAATGCGGCGTTCCATAATAAATGGTCATGGAACCTGTCAGAGATACGCCCGTAGTCTTTTTCTGGACCAGACGGGTCCCTACTACCTTAAAGTCAGATTCCTGAAATTCTGCATTGGAATCAAATTTTTTTAGTCCAAACATCTCATGGTTTTCGCCATCAATTGTCATGAACCCGCTTCCTGCCTTTCCATTTAGGGCGTCCCGTTCAAGTAAAAAGCTCATGTACTACCTCCTATTCTGCTTCAACGTTTACAGATACTGTAACCGTCATGAAGATCTTCTCGATGCTGTCCACCGGCTGGATTTTCACGGCGATCAGAACTGCATCAATGCTATTTCCGGCCTCCACCGTTACATCCTCAGCCTCAAAGTTCTGGACACCGCTATTTGCCTGCATATCGTTCAGATACCCTACAATCCAGCCTTTTAGCAGGCTGCGGCCGGTCTCATCATTACTTACCTTGCCGATGAAATAATTACTGAAATGCTCATATACATCATTGCAGAACTGATTCAGCACCCGCATAACACGGTTTTTGGAATATTCCTCACCCTTATCCACTGCAAAGCTGGTAAATGTGTTAATATCTGTGCATACCTTAACTTTGTCAAAGGTATCAATAAAAACAATTTCCCCGGCCTTAATTGCCTCTTCGATCTGCGCATCCGTCAGCTTCGGGCAGGCTTCCAGCGCGTTGGGATAACGAGAATAGGTCAGGGACTGGTTATACAACGCTCCTGCCTCTGCTCCGCCTAACCACCACGTTGCTTGCTGCGGAGTTAATACGGTTCCATCGTCCAGCTTAACTCCGTTCTTGACTGAAATTACCCACTCACTATTTGATACAGAAGCATCGGCCATAACCGCCTGACATTTCAGTCCCACATTGTTTGAGACACGCTTGACAAAAGCAGCTACTGCCTGAATCGTTGTCTTATCCTCACCGTCATAGACCATTACATCAAACTTATATGGCTCCATTGCCGTGAGCCATGCGGCATAATCCGTGGTTGCTACAGTAGGGTCCTTTCCTCCTGTCAACTTTTTCCCTGCGGTCGCTTCAAGCTCTCCGGATCCGCTAAATACAACCCACACATTCCCTACAAGCTCTTCTGCCGTCTTGACTGTCTGTTCATCTCTCACAGATCCATCAACTACAGTTGCGACCTGGAAAGTCTTTTCTTCATCCGGATCCGCCGAAATAATAATGGCAATATCATTTCCCCGTACACCGTCATACACAGCCGTTGCGGTCAATGTCCCGATTGTTGCAGTTGCTTTTGCCCCACTGGTTCCTTTGGGGCGGTATAGAAGGATTTTTGATGGCCCTGCCGTGGTATCGCTTCCCTTCATCATTTCCCTGAGGAACAGCGCTTTTTCACTTGTAATATCGTAGCCGATATATGGTGTCAGATCCTCTCCTGGGATAATCGTCTGTACAATCCCTGACGGTCCCCAGGAAAGAGGTTCTGCGATCGCTACAATCCCCCGTGTTCCAATATTTGCCCTGATGTTGCCCTGCGACTTGGTGTTGATGTATACACCCGGCTGGGCTTTGTTCTGGCTTGTCCATGTGCCTCCTGCCATTTTTGACCTCTCTTTCTGTATAATACGTATTGCTTTTATACGTATTGCGTGGTATAATACTGATTGTAAGGAGGAATAGGAAATGCCCAAAAAGCCAATCGAAATGGAAAGAATCATCCTCTCCGATGGTTGGGTGTTTAAATCTCAGACCGGATCCCACCGGCATTATACACACCCGACAAAATCAGGAAAAGTTACGATTCCTTTTCATTCAAAAGAATTGCCAAAAGGCACTGAAAATTCCATCTTAAAACAGGCGGGGCTGAAATAGCCCTGCCACCCTAAAACAGGAGGTATGTATATGTTATCTGTGTATCCAGCTTGTTTCTGCAAAGAAGAAAACGGCTACTCTATTTTCTTCCCCGATCTTAACTGGCTTGCTACCTGTGGAGATACTTTAGAAGATGCTATGGAAATGGCTGTAGACTGTCTGGCAGGCTATCTTTATGACTGCAAAAAAGAAAATGAACCAATCCCAACTGCTTCCGAAATGAATACCCTCTCTGTAGAAGCACAGCTAAAAGAATTTTATGAAGATTCTCCCATTCCTTCTTACTTTATAAACATGGTGTCTGTCGATGTGGAAGCTTATGCAAAAGAGCACTTTGAGAAATCTGTAAAAAAGACCCTGTCCATTCCGGCATGGTTAAACAAAGCCGCCTTGGAGCAGGGCATCAACTTTTCTCAAACTCTCCAGGAAGCCCTCCTTGCAAAGCTCCGGGCATAATCCTAAAGGCCGTCCTAAATGGGCGGCTTTTTATTTGTCCTTTAATCTCTCATCTAAAAGCTTTCTTGCCTCTTCGATAGTATATTCTGGTTCTGTCAGGATCACCCTGGCAAAATCCCGCTGATACCCGGCCAAATGCTTGCTTTTCAACAGTTTACTGGTGGAGTATTTTTGTCCGTCTCTTTTGTGCGGCGTCGCAACAGTAGACTTAGACTCTGTACTCTTATTTGCCTTTGATGCCATAACGTTCCTCCATTTCCTGCATTGGATTTCCTTCCTCCGGCAGCCGCACCCGTTCCCTGATGTGAAATTGATAATGCAGCTCCCCGTCTTCCGTCTGCCACTGCCTCTCATAGGTCCGTATCCATGCTGTTTCACTGCCTCCATCTGAATAAGGGAACAATTCCAGTACCGAATCCAGATAATCTGCAATCTGGAGAATCTCTGCGTTGGCATTAACAATGTTACGTTCCTGAACAAACACAATGTCCACACCCAGATCACGCAGGAACCGCTCCCCCACCTGCCCCTCTATGGTAGAGGGCATGAAAAAAATAAAAAAGCAGGGTGGTTCTGTTCCCTGGGGATTGGGACTGTCATAAACCGGATACGTCGGGTATCTGGAAGTAAGGACGCCTGCAAGGCTGTTTACAATATGATCCAATGTAAAAGTCATTTGAACGCCTCCCTTACCCGCTTATCCAGCTCAATACGGACCACAGAGCGGTATTTTCCGATTGCTTTCTGCTTCATGTATTTTCCTTTCACATAGGTAGTCTTTGTACCGACCATCAGACCGCCTGAGCCGTCTGGAGACCGTTCCAAAAGAGAACCGTTCTTAATCAGGCCCGGAACAAAATGCTTGTCCACACGATGACCGTCATTCACATAGGAAGCATACTGCATATGATTGTTTAATTCTGTCCGCACGCTTCCCCCCGAAACAATAGGCGTTGTCTGGCTGTCCGTAGCCCAGTGCTGGGCCATATCCCCCGACCGCATATTGGTTCCCGCAATCGTTCCATCATTGGGCGGTGTATTCTCTGTCGCCACCCGTATAGCCTCAATCGTGGCGCCCTCTGCCACCTCTGCCATGATCTTTGATACGTCCTGCCCGGCCTTGCGCAGTTCATTTAACCTTTTCCTCATCTGAGCACCAAAACTTGACATCTAATCACCTCACAACATTGTCTTTCAGCAGCCCAACTTCTTTATGCTCCAGACCGGTCATTCCCCCGCCTACTGGATCATAATAGGCCACCGGTGCTCCGGCCACATACCGTTCCGGCTGGTTTGCATGTCCCAGTGCTCCGCCTCGTATCACCTGCAGCTCATCTCCCGCCCGGATATCCACAGACAAGTCACAGGCTAATTTCTCTGATGCCCGTTCTCTGGATGCATTATCCGTCATCACAGGGCCGTCCTTCTTTGGGCTGTAGATTCGGCATAAAACAGGAACCGTGTTTACTTTCTGCCGTTCCTGCCGGGTCACATTCCCCTGTTTCTGAGCTGACACTCTGTAGATATCAACGGTATCCGTATACCACCCGGCAAAAATAGGATTATCAAATAGCATACATACCTCCCATTCCTACCATACGGGCCATTGTGACCAGCTGGGAGCCGTACTGGGTGGTATTCCAGCTTCCCCATTTTTCGGTTCCCGCTGTCACAGCGCTGTTGTCATAACTGACAGAGGTATCACCCATGGACACTGTTTTTACAACGCCCTTTTGCTCTGCATTCCCTGCTGCCTGTCCAGTGCTCTGGGAACATGGCGAATACGTTTTAAGGTACATCGTGGAAAAATGTGCTACATACAGCCCCACTGCATACCGCCACATACTCCCCCATCGGGATGGCAATACACTGTCATTTGCCTGGTCTACGAATGTCTGAAGCATGGTTTCCGGGATCAGGCTTTTACGCCGGATCTCTCCTGAGCCCATGACCGTATATTCTTCCTGACAAAACTGTGGGAAATCCTCCAGAAAAGCAGGGATGGTATAGGAACCCTGCTCCCCTGGCTGAGGAATATTTGCAGCTGTCGATTTTGCACTGTGAAACGCATCATAGATTGTCCCCATACCATCATCTCCTTATTTCTTTGTATTTTTCTTTCCAGAAGGCTTTTCATCTTCCCGAACCGCTTCTGCCGCATTTTCCTGCGTATCTGGGCGAATGTCTGCCCTTTCTGCCTTTTCTGCAGCCGCCTCGTCCGCAGTTTCCAGCTGTTTATCCTTCCTGCCCTGAGGAGTGGCGATCATACCGGACTCAATCGCAGCCGCAATGAGCCAATGCCCTGCCACGTCCTCCGGAATTTCTCCGATATAATCCTTCGGAATTACATAGGGATCTGCCCCATCCCTCGGAATAAGAAATCTGTTTTTTGAAATGATAAACATCCTGTACCTCCCTTAAATTCCATCTACATACAATACAGTCTGATCGTAGAATACCTCTACCTCAGACACATTGGCCGCATATGCCGTGTCATAGCAGAACTGCTCTGTGTTCGGCCCTGTCATGGCACGGGTTAACGGTGCAAGTTCATCCATAGCGAGATAACGCTCTTTATTGCAGTACACTGCCATACGGTCCTTTTTACTGGCTCCTGCACCCTTACACCAGGATGTGGCGCCAATATACAGATCCACTCCGTTCTGCTTTGCCACATTGTTTTCCAGAAGGAAAGCAAGGATCGTCTTTTCTGCCAGATCGCTCACTCTGGTGGTTGCCAGATAATTAAACTGTTCATACGGCATAATGATATGGTTCGGGATTGCATCCCGGTCATATTCTGCCGCCGCCCAGGCTACCAGGATGGCCGTATTGATATCATCCAGAATCTGATCCGGCGTCTTACTCTTAAATGTAGTGCCGCTGGAAGATCCTGTAGCAGCTGCACTGGTGATCGTAACATCCGCATTGTTTAACAGGCCGGTGGTTCCGTAGCGCTTGAATCCTGCATATGTGTTTTCCTCCATATGTTTATCATATGTCAGGCGCAGGCCATCCCTAAGCAGGCTGTCAAGATTGCGGCCTGTCATATTGCCTCTCTGCATATCAATCCACATGACGCGGGTTCCCATGGCTACCATGTGGGACTTATACATCCCCTTCTCAAAATTCGCCTGGATCATGGGGATACCGTTCGCACCTCCGGCGTGATGCAGATTATCGCCAGAGCCTCCGGCAGTGCCGTATCCTACCTGCATAGCGCTGACAAATTCAGCCCAGCCTCCTCCCACTCTCATAGGAATATCACGGGCGTATGTAACGCTGGTCAGCGGTGTTCTCACTAACGTATCTCTTTTTTCCAGCTCTGATGTTAAAAATGCCTGTCCGGAAGCAATCCCGGCGGCATCCATTGTCATGCGAGCAGCGTTTCCGCCAGTGGCACTCCCACCAGCGCCCCGTGCTACCTGCATGCCTAAATCCATTGTACCTACATTCTGAAATACCATTTTGATCCTCCTTATGCGTTAATCATTGTCAGGATACTCAGTTCAGCCACGCCGTTTGCATCAGCGTTTCCTCTCCACTGAACATTTGTCAATTCTACAGTATTTTCACTGTCTGCCTCTGCCTCAAATCCCCCTACCAAAGCCTTTGGATGACTTCCGTTTGCTTTAGTACGGACATATACCTTTCCTCTGATAGCCGGGGTTCCTTTCTGGCAGATTACGTTGATCCGACCACGCTTTAATACAGGCACAGCCTCTCCTGGCTGATATCCTCCGGCGTTCTGGTTCAGATAATCCGTAGCGGATTTAATCTCTCTGGCTGCCACACCCACAAACTGATCTGCGGTGCTGCTGCCGCCGAAGGGAACCACTGCACCAGCTGTCCCATAAACTACAGCCTGTCCGAATACTACTGCGGCATCTCCCTCCAGAGGATGGGAATCCACGATCATATCCGGCTGTCTGGAATAACTTCCGGCGTATCCGTGCGGCATTGTTTTTCCGATTGTCTGTCCTCTCATTCCTGTGTACCTCCATTCTTATGCGGATTCATTTTGTCATAAGCGCTCTGCAGCCTGCTTAAATCTGCATCAGGCTTATGATCCGCTGCATTCTGTGCATTATGCTGGGCTGCCTTCATAAGCTTTGCAATATCCCCGTCAGCTCCGGATCCTGTTACGCAGGCGATCAGGGCATCCGATACCGCCTTGCGCTCCTTTTCATCTTTGATCGCAGCTACAGCAGGCCTTGCAGCCTTTAAAAGAGCAGCGGCCAAAGCCTTGTCCACTGTAGGGGCCTGTTCACCGCTTCCCTCTGCCGGAACTACTTTGGCTTCCTTCTTTTCCTCTTTTTCTTCCTCTTTCCCCTCCAGCTTCCGGATAGCTGCATCCATCGGATCCTCTTCTGGTTTTTCCTTTGCAGCTTCATCAAACAGGTTTAATAATCTGTCGATTTTCTGATCCAGAGCCGTTAAAAAAGCGGAATCCTGTACCGTCTGAGCGGTACCCTCTTTTTCCTTTTTGCCTGGCTCTGTTCCATCACCGCCGCCGGAAGAGTCCTCTTCCTCAAATGCATCTGCCGCATCCATAGCCAGCTGTTCAATTTCCTCCGGGCTTTTATCCTTTACGGCCTGCCCGAAGAGTTTGAAAAATAACCCATTCTTTTTCATAGCTTTCCTTTCCGGCTTCTCAGCCTGTTCTTTTTTTAATGTATCTGAATCTAAAATTGCGGCCCGCTTCCCGGCTCTTCCCCGGTTTACGACCGCAATGTGATTCCCTCTTATATTCTTTTGGCAGAATGCTCCGGAACCGTCCGAAACATATTCGCACTCATACCCGCAGCTGATCTCCCTCTTCCCCTGCTGGATCGCATCAATCAGGCTTCGGTCATGGATATGCAGGTCTGCAATTACATAACCTTCCCATTCGTCAGTCCCTTTCCTGATATTCTGAGCATGACCCTTTTCGTACATGCTCACAGTATCCGGGGTAAGAAGCTCCGGCGGATGATCGTCCGTTGTCGGTTTCCCTTCAAAACTTGCCAGAGCAGCCTCAGAAAATACTTCCTCAGGTGGCCGATGAACGATTACCACCTTTTCTGCATCAGCACCAGAAAGTCCCAGCTCCCGCCCCAGATACTCCTGGTCTCCAGTCCGGGCAATCGGAACATTTCTGCAAATCAAAAAGCCCTCTCCAGTTTCAATCTGATTGGGGCTTATGGTGTATCCGTAATATGCAAGCATCTCTCTGTTTCCTTTCCGCACTTCGTACACCGCCTCACATACCCGCCATAAGGGCCATAGCGGCGGCACCAGTGCTTTCTATACAGGTGCTCACATTCAGGATTCGCCCTGCAAAAGAACCGTTTCAGCCAGTTTAGAAATCTACTCATTGTGTACTCCTTCCTGTTGCGACGTCGCAACGCTAAAAATGGGTACAAAAAACCACCGGCCATTTCTGACTGGTGGTATTTCTCCTCAATTATTTTTGCTTATCTTAACTCTGTAGCAAAGTATACACTATAGCTCTCTCCGCTGTATTATAAGACCTCTTTTATATCTTCCTCTGCCAGCAACTCTCCGTTGCCATCTCCATACTTTATTCGGGCAACCATAACATCCGTATCATCTGTATCTGATTTATTGGCATATGTGAGCATCTCAAGTCTACATTTAACGCGCCTGCCATCTGCTAACAACAGCGTTAATACCTCTCCGCGTTCTCCCTTTTCAAATATCTTCTTTAAGTTTGGTGATATCTTAGCCCTGTACATAATCAAACCTCCTTTACCGGATGCAGGTGTACGCCCTTGCTGGAATAACGAATTGCAAAACGCTTTGTTTCTTCGTATCTTCCTTTTCCAAGGTTAAAGTACCTTCCAATCGGTTCTTTTGCGCTGATGTATTCAATAGGGTACTGCTGATTCTTACGGAATTCAAATTCTCCTGTCCCAGAATATTCATCCACCAGCTTCTGAACATCCACACTTTTATAGAACATATCTGGTGCTGTTCCTTTGGTTTCCAAATCAGAACGTACCCTTTGTCTCCACTTTTTAGTTCCCTGAATATGTTCCTGCTGTTTCACATTTCTTACAGCTATGTTTATAGATCCATCTTTTAATTTTTCTTTGAATTTGCGGGACTTTTCCAGATTTTCAACTTTTTTTCTAAGTACCTCAATTTTTTCACCTTCAGTATACTTCATTTTCTGGAACTTTGCAAAATCTTTCGGTACTTCCTCCCCTAAAACAGCCCTATATTCCTTATGCTGCCTCATATCCCGCAAAAGCCTCTGCCGGTTCCGCTCCTTCTCCCGATAAGCCTTGATCTGCTTCTTCGTCCGGGGATCCCGGTCAATAGGATTCTTTTCAGGATTGGAAAAATCCTTATCCTTCTGGATCTGCTTTTCTGTCTTTCCTATCGTTGTATATTTAACCAATGAATGAAGGCAGTTAGGATGAATATTCAGGTAGGTATTCGTCAGATCATCCGCCCCATCCGGATCTACCTTCCCGAAAGCCAGAGACAACGGAGGATAGTCCGGGTTCATTCCGCTTTTACTGTACACTCTTCCCTCCAGAGCCGCGCATACCTTGCAGGTGCTTCCAACCTTCACGATCTGCCACAGATCGTAATCGTCAGCCGTAAGAAGGGCTGCCACCTGGGCCTGACGGGCTGTTGTGCGGACAGCCATGTTCCCATAGCTCTGCAAAGACCACTTTCGCCCCGCCTTATCCACAAAAGCGGTAATCCCCTTATTCTGCATCTCCTGTACCATGGCCTGACTGCTGTTGATCCATGGAGTTCCTGCTGCCTCCTTGCGCAATACCTTTTTAAGTGCTGTTTCCCGGAAGGGATCAGCCTCCAGTCTCGCAATCGTGTAGACCTTCCGTACGCTCTCATAAGCTGTTTCTGAGGCCTCTGTAAGCTCACCCAGAAGATTATCAGTCAACTGCTGTATAATAGCAATCCGGGGCGCTGAGAATGTCTCAGTCATCTTCCGGGCATTCGAGTAACCCGAAGCATCCTTATCCGAATGGTAGAATATCTTTTCTATCATCGTCGGGACATAGGCCCAGGACTGATCTATCATACTTTGCAGAATCTTCTGGACACGTTCCAGAGCAGCTACCTCAGCATAATCTACATGGCCCACCGACCGCTTACGGTTGATCACATTTATGATTTCCTGCTCTGTCCGCAAAAACAGCATACGCATATAAGCCGTTACATCTGCCCGATCTGGTAGAAGGATCTTCATCTGCCGTGTCATTCAAAATCCCCCTCATTGCCTGATGCTGGTTCCCGTGGAAGCTCTAAGCCCATCAGAGGATCCTGCATCGCTCTGGAACTGCTGTAAGTCTGACCTCTGCCCGCCTCGATGCTTTCGTCCGTGATTTTTCCAAACATTCCGGTTTCTTCGGTCAGTGTCTGGAGTTCCTGCTGTGCAGTAGCAGAATCGATCAGATCATTTTGGTATACCGCCAGAATTGCATTCGTTTTGCGTTCTGCAATCTCCGCAGTTTCCTTGGCATCTGGGGTCTGCATGGGTGGAAAATCAATCTCCAAATCATCCGGTATCTGTCCCCAGGCCGATAATGCCATAATCGGCAGTAGTCTCTCAATGATAGCCCGGAAATCTGTTTCCCGCAGGCCGTCTATGTAATCATAATAATTACGCATATCAGATTCGCCAGTAGCATTCATCCCAGCAGGCGAGCGCCCGAAGAGCTTCGTGACCGGTGTTCTGGCTGCACCTGCCACATCCATCATCACTCTGTCATACACATCAGCAAGGCCGGTAAACGTATACTGGACATTGTGCATGGCGTCGCCCTTGTTGATGATGCGGGTTCCGAAGTTGCTTTCCATGATTGCCTGGGCCTGCATCAGGTTCCAGAACCTGCGCTGCATCTCTGTATTTGCCGTCCCCAGCAGCTGATCCAGTCCATCCGCTTCGAGATAGTTGACATTTGCCCGGAAAGTCAGCGCTGCAATATTACCGGATACATTGTCCCGCTTGACAACCTCGCTGTAAATCGCCTCCAGCTCCGACTCTCCCCAATACTGTTCAGCCACCTGTTCCAGCCACGGCAGCTCCCGCCCAATGAACCGGATCACCCTGCTGTGATGCACACGCACAGCCGTCTGGCCTGTAGTCTCATCCCGGATAATATAATAATCCGGCAGTCCAAAATCAGGATCGGACGGATCTGTTACCACATCACTTTCCGGATATACACCACTCCACCGGTCCAGAATCTGCAATCCCAGGAAGCTCCCGGGCATTATGCTGTCCAAATCCAGAGGCTGGGACATATCATTTTGTCCCCTGATAAGAATCACTCCAACTGCACCACCATACAGCCTCCCCCAGCACAAGCCTGTCAGCAATTTCTTTCGCAGCTGGGTGGTCCGTTCTAAGCGGGCCATCTGGTCGATATATTCCGGAGCGATACCCGATCTGATCTCATACCATTTTCGGATCATATCATTGGGGATTGTAGCTACGATGTTCTGAACAATCCAGTTATCCCGGTACAGACTGGTTAGGAGCTGGTAGTTCTGGGTCATACGGGTCAGGGGATATTCTGTCGCCTGCAAAAGATCCATGGTACCGAATCCAATCCGGGCCGCAGGATTAGAAAAGGCATCCATCGTAACTGTGGATGCCTGTGTTGTGTCTGCCCGTGTACGGCGGGTGTTTCTTCTCTTGGACATAATTATTTTCTCCCTCCATTAGCCTGTTCGGCTAATATCTGTTTCAATCTGTCCGCTATTTCCGAAGCGGATAAACCACTTTTTGTTTCAAGGCTCACCGTTATATCTGGAGACAGTATCCTGGATTCCTGCCCCGCATTATCAGAAGCAGGCCGAAGAATCTCCAATGCCTCGCTGTCCCCGCACCGGGAGTATGTAATCCGTTCATATCCATATGGAATATCCTTCTTCTCTTCTTTATTCATGATGCTATCCTCCATTTTGGTAGTTTTGTCTTACAGTAATACCGTAGGGCGTCCGGCCCATGGTCCTGCTGTTTCACCGGCTTTTCCTCTCCGCGTTCTGCCGCCTTATCATCCCACACATAAGACTGCATTTCCCCAGTCAGCCCCCTGCATTTACGGTTGATCCTGATGCTACGCTTAGCCAGAAGAGTGGATACGATCCGAATGCCATCTATTACCTCGTTATCTGCCAGCTTCACATAATAGCCACGCCCCTGCAGCTCGGCTATAAAAGACGCGGCAGAGGGATCCACAATGATCTCGCACTGTTCCTCTGGCCTGTTCCCCATGAACTCTGCCATATCATCTGCATACTGGGAATCTGTTCTCTGTGGGTTAGGGCTGCGCCTGGCCTCTTCTGATCGGCTGTCCCAACGATATTCCCGATCAACCCACAATATCTGTCCATCGTCCCAGATATCCAAAAATACACAGGGATTCGTGGTGCCATAGTCCACTGCAATACTCCGAACCGCTGTGCTTTTCAGCGCCACAGGACGTTGATCGTCCGTATACAGATTATCGTCTGTAAACATGGTATAAATCAGACCCTCAGCGGCTTTCCACAGCCCCTTGATATACCGCAGGTAGAAAACTCCGGCATACATACTGCGGTATCTGGCCTTAGTCTTCTCAGACAAAGACAGGTTATCATCCATTGTAAAATGCAGATAAAGAAGCTTTTTATCTCTGCGCTTGTCAATCCAATTTACCTTGAACCAATGCACAGGCCCCGCCGGATTGCAGTTAAACCACATCTTAGAGCCTTCCACCGAAAGACGTCCTGTCGCCTGGTTCGCAAATGATTCCGGCATCAATGCCACCTCATCAAAAAAGGCACCTGCTGCTGTAATACCTTGAACCAGATCCTGGGATCCTTCGTCTTTTCCACCGAATATGAAAAAATAATTTGTCTTACCTTTCCTGGTAACTTCCAGCATGTTGGGAAGATCTCCAGAGATATGGTAAATCCACTTATATCCCCGACTGGTAAGCATAAGCTTCAGATTCTGCAATACGTTACGCTTAAAAGAGCTGATGGTCTTTCCGGCCATAATGAAGTTTTCTCCGTCAAACCGTTCCATGGCCCACATTATATAAGACAATGACATGCTTACAGTCTTTCCGGATCGGATGGCTCCGTCTGCTATAATCCCTTCCGCGTCCTTTACCGGACTGGAATCCGCCCACCAGGTAAATACCTGGCGCTGCTTACGTGAAAACTTCTGAAATTTAAATATCAGCCGTTTCCTCTTCATCGTCTGCGTCCTCCACTTCTTCTGCAAAATCAGACCAATCCTCGTCGGCAGCATCATTAAATGCCTGAAGAAAACCATCATCTTCCGGTTCTTCCTCAACATCCTGTCCAGTCTTTGCCTTGGCTGCTGCCGTTCGTATCTTCTGCTCCTCCAAGTCCGCTTCTGACTTTGTGGTCTGTCCTAAGGTGTCGCGGATAGCAATATAAGCTTTTACATCTCCCGCCAGAGCCTCCCGGATAATGGCTGCGTTGACGGCTGATTCCAAGGTGCTGTCCAGTCCTAATGCCTCCAGCAGCGGCGTCCATTCTGGATTGTCTATTTCGGCCGTGAGAAGGGCATTCAATGTCTTCCGAAAGTCGGCCTTCCTACGCCGTGATTCGCCGGATGCTTTTCCTCCTCTGCGTCCATATTCTCGAGCTTCGCTCGGGCTTAAACGTCTTAAGTTACCATTGTTTGCCATCACCTCACCTTCCTATCTGACTGTATTTCTGAAATCAAAAAAGGCAGCTAAGGCCACCTCTCGTTCGTGTTTGTTTTTGGTATAGAAAAAGAGGCAGCCGAAGCCACCTCTAGATTTTATAAAAAGCCAGCACAGTGAATGGCTTAATTGAGTTAAATAATAGTTTCAACATGTTCTGTTATTGCTTGATTAAATCTCAAGAGAAAGATTATATTAATTTTCATATCCTCCTCTTTTTCGAAAAAATATCTTGTCTGTACAAATAGGTTAGAAACTTCTTCCAAATCAGTCGAAAACTGGTCTTCGCAATATGCTTTTTCATCTTTCTTGAAAATACCAATCGTTCTGTCGATTATTTCTTTTTTATCACTCTGTAACAAGTTAAATAGCTCTTTTAACTCATGCTCATGTGCAAACTCTATTTGGCGTTTTACCAATAATGCTTTTAAACCAATCTCGCATGCAAATGCTACCATAACGGTTTCTGGAATGACCAACATACTAACAGCTCCATTTTTATTCGATGAAACTGCTTCCCGATGAAGGGTCTTAAATGCTTCATTAAAAGTTTCTAATCCCCATTTATAATCTTCAAAAGTTTTTGCCATAAAAATTCTCCTTTTTCTTTCAATCATACCTCAAAATTCGACAAAAGAAAAGCCCCCGCCGAAGCAGGAGCCTCTCCCAAGGAGAAAAATCATGCAAAAGAAAAACCAACGGACCCTCCAGGAATCGAACCTGGGACACGGTGGTTAACAGCCACCTGCTCTACCGACTGAGCTAAGGATCCGGAGAAGGGGGCGTCCAGCCCTGGGATGGAACCAGAGCCAGACGAACCGGCCGCCCGGCTGTAGCACCCTGGCGACCGTCGATTTAAGTGTAAGCCGTCGGCGTTATGCCTTTGGCTTCATGGTACACTATAACATTTTCAAAACGGACATTGTGGACAAAGCGGACAAATTTTAATTATTTTCCATAAAACGAATAAACTCTTTCCGTATTCCTTCTTCCGTAGCCTTCCGCCCCATCTTCACAGCTACCTGCACCCAAGTCAATTCCTCAAATATCCTATACCGGATAATCCGCTGCATCCTGGGCGAAACTGTATTGAGCCATGCTTCCACCTGACGCTTGATCTTCTCTGCGTTCCGGATCCGCTCCTCCAGCAGCACTTCCATACGTTCCAGCTCATCCGGATCCTTAACGGCTGCATATCCAAGCCCCTCCAAATGATAGGTCTGTAAGGTGTAAGGGAACTCATGCGACGATCCCTTAACGCTGTCCTGCTGTATCTGGCTGCGGCGCTTCCTCAGCTTCCGGATCTCCTCCTTGGTGTCCTTAATCAGCTCACAGGCGTCTATGTACTGCTCTAATATCTGCTTGTCCAACGGTATCACCTCCTCGCCCTCAAAATCCTCTGTCTGGCCTCATCCCACTCATCCGCCCAGGTTTCCATATCCACTCGGACAATCAGGTACCTCTTTTGGTACAGGATTCCCATGTCGCTGTACTTATCGACCTGCGGCCTGCACTTCCAACCAAATCTCTTTTGCAGCTCAATCCCGCTGTACCGTCCCACAAGCTTCCCGCAATCATACAGGTCATAATATACTAGCCCCGGCATAACATCACCCCCCAAATTATCAGCGCAATCATCAACGATAGCCAGACCATTAGGTATTCCCAGCGGCCTATGTTGCCTTGGATCAGATTGACCGTCCCTGTGATGGCCCACATGATAATCACTACGCTCTTAAGTACATTCACGGCCACAACCTCCCTGTTTTCTCGTCTCTTAACCGGATCGTGTCCTCCACATGGTAGCCCATGCACTTCGCGGTAAAGAGCATCATGCGGACGGCCTTGCGGTAATCTTCTGGCGGCCTGTCCGCTTCATGGATCGCAGCTCCTGCGGCTGGATCCGGATATCCTTCATGATTCTTGTACATTGTGCTTCCTCCGTTAAATATCAGTTTAACCAGTCTACTTCTTCTCCCGGATAATATGTTGGTTCCTTTTCAAGATATCCGTTAATCTCTTTTTCGATTCCTTCACGAACTTCTTTCGGAATAGAATCCATTACATTCGATAACCAGTCTTCATGCATATCATCCTCTATGCATTCAAGCGCATAATACAAATCAAATGTCGCATACGTTTCCTTTGCTAGTGATACTTTTACTAACTCTTTATCCAGATACCAATGCGACTGCATAAATTCAGCTTTGTCCATTATTATTGCATCGTAATTTGAAGGTTCTATCACTAAATATGCATCATTTTGTATTTCAGATAATTTTTTCATTCCACACCTCCACTAAACCTTAATATCGTCCTATGTTTGCTATTGCCTGAAATATTGGATAGAACTGCTGTGGTACTACTGCATTTCCCAATGATCTAACACGGTCCACCCCATTGGGAAGCCCATATAAACTTCGGCATAATCTGGATTGATATGTGTCATATCTTCGCTCTGCGTCCTGAAACGGCTCGCTAATTTGTCTGACCGATATGTGTGACTCCCCCAATATCTGTTTTTTGCCGTTCCTCTCCACTCCGATGCAGTCAGTGTGGGCAACAATCGCTGTCCGATATCGCCTGTGCATGGCTCCAACACCTGCAGCTGGTAATACAAACGTCCTTGTGGCGTAACCTTGGTTTTCCAAGTCAGAAAGCACATCGTCGAGTGCCATTCTAATGATTCCAGCAACATTTTCTCCAATAACCCAAGAGGGCCTGAGTTCTTCGATAACTCTAAGCATTTCCGGCCAGAGATAGCGGTCATCCTCCTTGCCCTGCCGCTTCCCGGCAACAGAGAATGGCTGGCAGGGGAATCCTCCTGAAATAATGTCAACTGTATGTAATCCTGTTCGTTCATAGAAACTTTCTCCCGTTAATGTCCTTATATCTCTCCAGCGTGGGATATCGGGCCAGTGCTTTTCAAGTACCTTTGTAGGAAAATCCGCCCATTCACACTGTCCCACCGTCTGTATTCCAGCCCATTCTGCCGCCAGATCCAGTCCCCCAATGCCGGAGAATAAACTTAAATGTGTCAACATTTTATTCTCCAAATCCTTAATTTTACATAGGCATAATCATAATTGCCAAAAAGAGCATTCCCAACATAATCAAAAAAAGTTCTAAATCTTCTGGCTTCATACTTCTATCTCCAAAACCTCAAATATCTTACAGTAACAGCCTCACCACAAGACGGACACCTGATATACTGTTCAAACTCATTCATCCCCGTCTTAACAGTACTTATATCGTCCTGTTCAAATTCCAGCAAGGCGTCACAATTGCCACATGTCATCCTACGTTTTTTCCCGTACTTAATAACTTTTATCACTCGGATACCCTCCTTCAAAACCTTAATTCTCTCTAATAGCCTGTCCACACCATTTGCAATGCCCTGCAAACAGATCTGCATCTCTTAGCCCGCTACCACATTCAGGGCATTCGTATTTTTCTCCCATTGCCCAACAACTTGGCAAAGCAACCTTCGGAGTTTGTTTTTCCAATGCCTCATATGCCAGTTCCAGAGCTTCATACTGGTCGGTTGTAAGCGCACCCTTATGCATACGCTTGATAATATCAATGGCCTCTTCTGGCTTCATGCTTTATTTCTCCAATCTCTCGATACAACAACTACTTGTTTAATACCACAACTGTTTACTACAACTAACGTCTTAATCTTCCTAACTAAATTTTTCATGCCATATCTGCTTTTCTGGAAGCTGTTCAAAGGATTCCCGGCATATTTTTGCCGCTCCTTTCCATCTGTGACCCGGCCTCATATCTCCCAAAACCGAACAGGTGCAGTAATCATCCAGATCAAGCAGCTTATCACATCTACTGCACTGATACGCTCTCATTCTCTCTCCTCCTTCCGGTACGGCTCCGGCAGCGGCATCCAGGCAATAATCCTCACCGACTCATCACCCAGATGCCAGGAGCCAGCATAATACTGCACAAAACAGCATCTTTCTCTATATTTGTCCCAGCCGATTACACTATTAAGAGATTCTTCCGGCAGTCTCTCCTCCACGGGAATCCAGCGGTGCTGCTCCTTAAGCCGTTCGATTTCTTCCGGTGACAGCCCGGTGTCCTCATACTCCATCAACTTCCAGAGGGCTCCATACAGGCGTTCCCGTAACTCTTTCGTGATTACCTGCCCTTCATGCAGCTGCTCCCACAGCATTCCCCTGAGGCTCCAATTTCCCTGCTCATCTTTCTGCGTTAATCTCTTCATTCTCGCCTTCCTCCTCCCACTCAAGTGCCTCGCCGCATATCTGGCAGTAATTCTGCCCCAGCTTAATCATCTCATTCTCACATACTGGGCACATAAACATTTCTTTGCCCTGCATCCATATCTTAGCCATATCTATTTTCCTTTCTGCAATGCCTTCAAAAACTCCACCAGCTCCGTCTCGCTATCCGGATACCGACTGTATGTCTCATGACGCTGCCATCTTCCATAGGCCCCAGTAGGATGCTTTTCAGGCTCCGGTCCGCCGACCAGATGCAGGTATGAGGATTCATAATCCTGACCGATAAATTCATTATGCTGTGTGTATACCTCTGCGATCAACCGTGCCCCGTTGTCAAAATCATACTTGTAATACCTGGCCCCGATATGCTCATCTGTATACCACAGACCCCATGATTTATAATCCCTAAGCCATTCCTTACGCTGATCGTTGTTCTTCATGATAGGGAGTTCTGGCCGTTGTTCTTCCTGTTCCGGCATTTCCAGGTCGCACAGCATACCTGCAAGGGCTGCCACCAGTATTTTCTTCTTCTGGAGCAACTTTTTCGGGAATCCTTCCACTGCATCAACCTTTATCATTTCCTCCAGATACTTCTTCTCCTTCCCTAACATCTCTCGGAGTAGTTCCATATCTGTAGGCTCAGCGGCCTCCTCCGGTTGCGACGTCACAACTTCCTCTATTTCTTCCCCGCTGCTATTTTCGCAGCGGATTTCTTCATTCTGCTGCACTTCCGCAGCAGTCAGTTCCTGATCCAACGCCCTCATAGCCCGCCCGCAAATATATTCGCAAGGATTCTTGCAATGCTTACAGCATGGGCTTGGCTCCCCGTCTCCGGCCCGGTGATAAACCAGATCGTGGTTCACGAACTCACAAGTATCTCCTACAAGTTCACGGATTCCATCCAGATCTCTAATCTCGCACGGAAACGGATTCCCGCAGGGTGCCTCTACACACCACCGGTCTTTTTGCCGGATCCCACACTCCATAGAGCAGGAATCACAATAATGGCCTCCCTCACATCCTTCTGTAGCAATCAGGCTGTCTGCCGGATATTCCCGCTTGGGTGTCCCATAGGCCGATAGCTGATGGGCTGGACAGTTTTCCCGTTGCGACGTCGCAACGCTCTCCACCGGCAGAGGCTCCACTTCAGGCATCAAGTCCTCCACCGATATCTCACAGCTCTGCATAGCTGCTCTTTCTGGTTCCGGCGGTACATCCGTCACATCTGGAGCAGCCTCCGGCTCAATCCCCGGAAAATCTGTAATACTGATCTGCCCCGGAAGCTCCACATACGGGATTTCCTTAGGCTGTTTCATGGCTCGGATCTGGCGCACGGTCATATCTGGAGTTACCTGCTCCAACTGCTCATCATCAAGCCCAAGCATCTCCTGAAGCTGTGCTTTGCTGAA